AGCTTGGCTTCCCGGGCAGCCCTTCGTATATTCACGTGTTCGAATGTTTCGAGCTATTAAAATTAATTAAATTAAAATAAAAGTTATGTTAGATTACACAAGTTCAAATTTCAAAAGTTTAGAAGAGTTAAAAGAAATCGCTCCTAGTATTTTTACTACAAAAGGTGCAGAAAGTACTTCAGATAAGTATACACACATTCCTACTGATCGAGTTATTACAGATATGGAGTTACTAGGTTGGAAAGTTGTTGATGCTAAAGAGGTTAAAGCCCGTGAAAATGTTGGTTTTCAAAAGCATTTAGTTGTATTTAGAAATCCTGATGTTGTTATTAATGGAGATGATGGTGATACTGTTTACCCACAAGTATTACTTACTAATTCTCATGATGGTAAAAATTCATTTACCTTTACTGCAGGTTTGTTTAGAATGATCTGTGAAAATGGTTTAGTTGTTGCCGATACTAAGTTTGAAGATTTTAAGGTTAAGCATATGGGTTATGATTTTGAAACACTTCAGGATACAATTAAAGAGATTATTGGTAATCTTGATTTAACTGTTGAATCAATGAATAAAATGAAAGAAACAGAGCTTAATGAAGAGCAAATGTTCAATTTAGCAAAATCATTCCTTGATATGAGAGTTGAAGGTACAAATAATACCTATGCTAAGGATGCAATTCAGGAAGTTTTAGATCCTCAACGTTCAGAAGATATGGGGAATGGATTATGGGAAGTATTTAATCGTGTTCAAGAGAACATTATGGAAGGTAATTTTGAATACCTTACAGTTAAAGGAAAACCACGTCAAGCTCGAATTATCAAAAATTTCAAGCAAGATCAAGATTTGAATAAGAAGATGTTTAGTAAAGCATTAGAGTTTGTAGCATAATGAAAAAGTTAGTTTACATAACCTTAATAAGTTTCTTCTGGGCATGTAGCCCAGAGGAGCTTATTTCACCTTACCCTTGTTTAAGTGGTGATTGTGAATCATTTTTTGAAATTGATCCCTTAGTATCACCCGGTGTATATCAGGATGTTAATGGTTATTTTCATATTGAACATCAAGGTTATAATTACTTTACAATTAAAGGTCAATTAGATGAATTGCACCCTGATTATATTGTTAATGGGGTACCATTAGTTGAAACCTTATTTGATTCTGATTATTGGGTATGGATTGACGGTATTACATTTACTGTTCCATTATATAGTGTATTAGGTTACTTTACTGGAGGTGGATTTGTAAATCCTATACCCATTGGTAATCTAACGTATACTATTGAAGATATGGCTAATAACCACCCACCACTTAATATAGCAGGTTATTCATATAACCCTAATTCTGATATCCAGAGTTTAGGGACTTATAGTAAATATACCTATGAACCTCAACAACAAATATTTTTTGATAATCAGATGGTAGGTGATACAGCTAAAGTTTTTATTAAAACGGCCTTTAATAATGATATTGAAATAGAAAAAGAATTTAAAATTATATTCGAATGAGTCTAGATAAAATTACAGTTCAAGAAGCTAAACAGTTTATCCCACTAAAAGAAAACTATGGAAACACGGATTTAGAACATGCTAGATATTTTACCCTAACACCCAGCGAAAAAGGGGATGGTTGGGAAAATGTAACGTATTATACCGATAAAAAATATGGGTTATATGCGGATAAAGGTGATGGGGATCAATGGGTATATGTTTTATCTAACCCCACCCAACCCGGGTTATTAAAAATAGGTTATACTAAAAAACTCCCAGAAGAAAGAGCTAAACAAATATCTTCAGCAACAGGTGTTGCCCTACCCTATAAAGTAGAATGGGCATACCAATGTTTTAATGGTGAAATGGTAGAAAGAGAAGTACACCATAAATTAAAAGCGCAACGTGTTAATAGCAGTAAAGAATTTTTTCAAATTAGCTTGGAAGAGGCAAAAGAAACAATTAACTTAATAGGAAGTAAATTTAAATAATATGACAGACCAAGAAAAATTAGATCTACAAAAAGCAGAATTAATCAATGATTTATTAGCAACATCAACCGTAATGGAAGAACTATGGAATTACCATCCAGAAAATCCAAATAAAAAAGATGTTATTAAAGAATATCAAACCCTTTTAAAAATTCAAAAGGATATTGAAAAAGAACTTAAAGAATTAGAATAAATTATGGCAAACCCAATAGTGTGTATTGAAGCAATTAATAATGTAAGAACTTCAGTTCAAGGGAATGACCCAAGAACTTGGATGAAGGCGTGTGCAATAGAAACTTTACTAAAAGGTAAAAGTGGTAAACATTTTAAAAATTGTTTAATAGGTAAAATGGAATCTACTGCACAACATATCGAAAACCCGGCTGGTTATGCAGATGAACTGTATAATGAAATTAAGGGTAAATGTAATTAATACTAAAAATGCCTCGGTGGTGAAATTGGTAGACACGCCGGACTTAAAATCCTGTGACCTGAAAGGTCGTGCCGGTTCGATTCCGGCCCGAGGTACATATGTATAACTGATGAGAAAAGATAGAATAGATAAAGATAGTATATTTAACTTATTTGAGGATAACACCTCACAAGAGGAAGTTATAACTACTAGAAAATCTTTAGATGATTTTATAAAATCTCCACTTGCTAAGATTGGGATGTTTACTAAATTAATCCTAAACCATTTTGTATTTCATCAAAAATTACAAAAGTTTTTAAAAAAAGAAGAACCTTCATATAATTCTGAATCTACAAGAGAGGCAGCTGATTTTACTATATTTAATAGGTCTTGGCATTATATAAAAAATATAGATATTGAAAACCCAGAACATATTGATGCTATTTTAAATTTCAACCCAAAGATATTTAATAAAGCTCTACAAAGTTCCATTATGTATTTTGAAGCATGTGAACAATACGAAAGATGTGCACATTTATTGAACATCCAACAAATAGTTAAAAGGCTTTAAAAATAATTAGGATATACAAAACTATCCATGTACCTTGGTATTACAGATTTTGGGAAATAAGGAATAAAAAGGATTGGAAATAAAGGTAATAATAGGGGTTTTAAGGGACATCCTGTTTTAAATATAAATAAGTCATGAGAAATAGAAATTTAGTAAACAAAAAATTAGACAATTTAGAATCAACTCTAATCAACCTCCAGAGAATTGTCAATACACAACAGCCAATTGAATCTTACAGGGCAAATATTATTAAAGCCCAAGGATTAGTAAATGACATTAGAGATATGGTAGAATCACAACCCATGTCCCCATCAGAATTAAATCAATATTAAAATAAATTAAGGTTATGAAATTAACAGCAGAACAAATTCAAGCAAATTGGATAGAATTTAATACCAACATCGAAACATATATTACTGGTGATCGTAAACAGAAATTACTTGATTTCTATAAAAAATATGAAGACCGTATTATTCTAATGCCGGCATCACATAAGAAAGAATACCATTCAGCATTCCCAGGTGGGTATGTAGATCACGTTAATAGAGTAGTAAAAGCAGCTTTGTCCATGTCCGCTGTATGGGAAGGATTTGGTTGTGATATGACTACATTTACCCAGGAAGAATTGGTATTTTCGGCGATTAACCATGATTTAGGTAAAATGGGAGATGAAGAACATGAATCTTACATCCCCCAGACTGATCAATGGAGACGTGATAAATTAGGTGAAGAATATATGCACAATAAGAAAATTGCATTTGCTTCTGTTCCAGATCGTGGGTTATTTTTACTTCAGTCACATGGGGTACAATATACATTTAATGAAATGTTATCTATCCAGACACATGATGGTTTGTATGACCCAGCAAATGAAAAATACTTAAAATCATTTATGCCAGAAACCAAACCTCGCACATCTTTACCATTCATCTTACATCAAGCAGATATGATGGCAGCACGTATTGAATTTGAGATTGAGTGGTTACCTAAATTTTCTAAAGATAGCGTGGAGCCCCAAAAGAAAAATTATACATTGAAGTCCAAGACAACTGCTAAATCCAAAGCACTTAACACTATGGCAAGTCCCGGATTAAAAAGCATGTTAGATAGTTTATGATATTAGAAATAATAATTGGGGTTTTAGGGGTTTTAGTCGTTATCTTAGGGTACACGACTTTTAACCTTTTAAGAAAAAATGAAAAAGCAGAGGATATTATAATTTCTCAATCCCAATTTATAGATCAATTCCAATCCCAATTAGAAATTTCTCAAAAACGATTAAGTGAAATTGACGAAAAAGGTACATTTAAAGGGGATGATGAGATAGGTTGGTTTTTTAATGAAATAAAACAGTTACAAAATAACTTATTAAGATTTAAATCCAACTCCTAATGGCCCCAAAAAAAAGAAGGAAAAAGAGTAAAAATTATTTTACTCAAGAGACAGAGGACTATATTGTTAAATATAATCAATTAGATTCTATAGAAAATGAAGAATTAAGAAGTAGGATATACGAGACACATATACATTACCCTTTCTTTAAACTCACCCAAAATATAATTCATACATTTAAATTTTACCATACAGAAGTAGAAAATTTAGAACATCTTCAACATGAGATAATTACATTTTTATTATCTAAGATACATTTATTTGACCCAACTAGAGGGGCAAAAGCATATTCCTATTTTGGAACTATAGTTAAACGTTGGTTAATATTATATAATACTAAAAATTACAATAAAAAAATTAAAAAAGTAGATGTTGATGTTTTAACTGGTGAAAATTCTACTCACACTTATAATATGGGCGA